CGTTAGAGAGATTCGTTTTGTCCGAGGCTAATTGCAAGCTAACCAACGGGACTTTTCGTGCGTTTGTCGGCGGTGAATTACATTTTCGCCCTCGCGATGTGCTCGTATTATTTCGAGCGCGTCGGCAAATCCAACGCATACTTGGTCCTGTGCCGGATATTTCTCGGCTACACTTGCGGTTCGGACCTGGTGCTAGTACTTCATGTAAAAAGAAGGATGCTTGTCCGCAAGCAAAGCTTGCGCAGCATCCTGCGTGTAGCATCGATTTGTACGCCTCTGGAAAACTTTCCCAAGTTCTCCGTGAGGTGCCGCATTGGACCGCCGCTCATGCGTCGTCATATTATATTGACGATGAAGGGTGGTTTTGCGAGAGCTTACCTGTCGATGTTGTAATGGGTAAGCTACAATTCGTGCCTAAGAACGCTAAGACCTATCGCTCTATTGTCGTTGAACCGAGCTTGAACAGTATGTTTCAGCTTGGCATCGGCAGTTATTTAGAGCACAGGCTACAGCGACATGGTATTGATATCCGAGATCAGTCAAGGAATGCATCCCTTGCCAGAATCGGCTCATTAACGGGTGAGTTAGCTACACTCGACCTTAGTAGCGCTTCAGATACGGTGAGTACGGAGCTTGTCCGATTCCTCTTGCCGCCTGAGTGGTTCGCCTTGCTTAGTGCAGCTCGCACTTCGCAAGTTGTTCACGATGGTGAAGTCTTCCTTCTCGAGAAATTTTCCTCGATGGGGAATGGTTTCACTTTCCCGTTGGAGACTCTGATTTTTTGGAGTCTTACCTGGGCCGTTTGCCAGTCACCTATGATAGGTGTGTATGGCGACGACATTATCTGCCCGACTGAGAATGTTGAGCAAGTAATGTGGACTCTTCTTCTATGTGGTTTTGAACTTAATCAGTCAAAATCGTACTGGAGAGGAAAGTTCCGTGAATCTTGCGGCCACGACTACTATTCTGGAATAGATATTCGGCCTTATTATCAAAAGCACCTGATAAGTGGCCAAACTGCCTTTGTCCTACATAACTTCTATTTTCGTCAGTATGACGAGGAAGGGGTTAAGATGGTCGCTGAGATGATTCCTCAGCCTCTTCGCATTTATGGCCCGGACGGGTACGGTGATGGTCACCTTTTAGGTGACTGGATCCCGAAACGTTCGAAAAGGCTACAAGCGAAGGGTTATGGTGGTTACACGTTTGACTCATTCTTCTTACAGCCTAGGAGGTCATTCCCTAGGTATGCAGGAGATTGGGTCACTCCACTTTACACCACATATGTTAGTGGTGGATGTATCGACCCTGTAGTTGGGGTACGATACGCACCTGAACCTTCCAGGAAAACGGAAGGTGGTTTCCCCTTATGGGGGTTGCTGG